ACGGTGCAGGCGTTGCTGTCCACCTTAGCAAGTTGCGACCCAAAGGAGCTGAGAATGGTAAAGGATTAGTAGCCTCTGGTCCTGTATCCTTTGCTAAGATTTATTCTACACTAAATGAAATCCTTCGTCGCGGTGGGGTGTACAAAAACGGTGCTGTGGTGTGTCATCTCGATTTGAGCTGCCCTGATGTACTAGAGTTTATCACCGCCAGTCGTAGTGAATTGCCGTGGGTCAAACGTTGTGTCAACATCAATGACCACTGGTGGAAGGAAGCTACATCCCAAGTAAAGAATGCACTACTTGAAGGTATCAAGCGTGGTGACATCTGGCTCAACAAAACCAAGGTAGATCGAAATGGAAATCGAATCCGGGGTAACGTATGCCTGGAGGTATATCTCCCCTCACGAGGGACCTGTCTACTTCAACATGTTAACCTCGGCGGATGCGAACTCGATGAAATTCGAGGTGCGTTTGCACAAGGAATGTCCGAACTGTGCGAGCTACACGGCAAAACAAATGTTGGAGAAAGCGGAGAGTACTTGCCTTCAGAGACTGATCGCCAAGTCGGTCTCGGAATGCTGGGACTTGCCAACCTTCTCCGAACCCAAGGAGTGACCTACAATGACTTCGGTCTTGCACTTGATGCATTAAATAGTGGTCGCCCCTACCCAACTACTCCTGGCTATGTGATCGCTAAGGAGCTTCAGGCGGGCGTACAAGCCGCTGCAGAGATCGCTAAGGCTAATCGTATGGAACGTGCCTTTGCAATCGCTCCTACAGCCTCCTGCAGCTATCGCTACACTGATCTCGATGGGTACACTACCTGCCCTGAGATCGCTCCTCCCATTGCCCGTCAAGTGGATCGTGACAGCGGTACCTTTGGCGTCCAGAGCTACGACTATGGTGATGTAGAAATCGCGTCGGAAGTTGGCTGGGAGGCATATAAACGAGTAGTGGACGGTATTGTTCGACTGCTCGATAGTACTGGACTGTTGCATGGTTACTCCTTCAACAGCTGGTCAGATGTGGTTACCTATGATGAGCAATTCATCGAAGATTGGTTGGCAAGTCCACAGACTTCTCTTTACTATTCGCTTCAGGTAATGGGCGACGTTCAAGACAAGTCTGATGCATATGCCGCATTGGATGATGGTGACGTTACCGCATACCTGGAGTCTCTTCTAAATGATCCGGTGGGCGTAAGTCCGCCACTTGCTCCTGATTGTAATTGCGGCGAATGAACCCCTATCAAAAACTATTAAATCGTAAACGGAAGTGGTCTCCGGTACAGACCACAGCAGGGAAGCTCCGCGAAGGTGCGGAAGAAACAATCTACCGTGCTTTGGCTATCCGCCACATGGAACTTCCCGTTGGAGATTTTATTACTGATGCACTGAAGAATGAAGTTCCAAACCTGGCGAGGGATCTCCTTCAATCCAATATCAAGGACGAAGAAAACCACGACCTTGCACTCGGTTACATCGCCAACGCTATCGGCGTTGATGAAAAAGCTGAAGCCGAAGCGAAGCGTCTTCGGGACGCCTGGATTGCTCATCCAGATCACACGATCCTCAAAGCACTTGTTGCCGAGCGTGCAATTTTCTTTGTGCTCCTCCCATTCTTCAGATTTAACGGTGATGCTGGTCTCCGAACAGTAAGCGCTGACATTTCACGTGATGAACAAGTCCATGTGGCTGCGAATAGCTTGGTATGTACTGAGCTTGGTCTCGATTGGAGTCCTTCTCTCGATAAGCTCCGGAAGGCAACCATTAATTGGGTGCTTGAACCTCTAGGTAGAAATACCTCCCTTAAATATTTGGACAAAAAATTTTGGCTGGATTCCAGCGACTCTTTGATGTATCAAGGAAAAGCTCCAGAACTTTCCGACACACGTCGGGCACGTATGCCTGCCTTCTTTGAACATGCAAACCCCAACCTCCCTCAATACGCTTGATCTTCTTGATGTAAAAGGCATGACTGCTACAGCCATGTTAGCCAAGTTAGATGAAACGTTTCCGCCCACCAACCCTACACCAGAAGATACAATGGAAAAGATCATGTACCGATCCGGTCAACGTAGTGTCGTTGAGTGGGTCATGAATTATATGGAGGAAAATTAAGTGGCTAACAAAAACCGTGAAAAGGCGCAGCGGATGGCTTCCCGCGGGGCCAGCGTTCAGGAGATCAAGGAAGCGACAGGCCTATCTAGCAGCGCCGCAAGGACCGTCTCTAGTAATTACAACCCTGCTGTCACTTCAACGCCAAAGGCACCGCCGCCGCGGCCCAGCTCCAGCTCTAGCAGCTCCAGCTCTAGCTCTAGCTCTAGCTCTAGCCGCAGTAGCTCCAGCAGCAGCGGTGGCGGTGGTGGTGGTGGTGGTGGCAAGAAGAAGAAGAAGACCTCCTTCAAGTCCGCCGGCCCCATCCTTTCTCCGTCAGAAGCCAAGTCCATCGCCAAGGCCAAAGGCCTGACCCCTGAACAGGTCATGTCCAAGGCCCTGGAGAAAGGCATTGGCCTGGGCTCGCAGGTTGTCAAGAACTACAACACCCCAGGTGGGATGGGGAACTATGTCTATCAAGGCACCCCCAGCAACCTTGATCCCCTCCGTGGTCTGACCATCGGCAAGGGCAACGCCTACTACGGCGCCAGTCAGTACAACACCCCTTCCTCCCGCACATCGCAAGGGGGTTACACCGCTGGCAGCACCACGTACAACCCGATCGTGATGCCACGCGGCGGTGCTGTGCGTCCTCAACCTACAGCAACAGTACAACAAACTACTACACCTGTCACACCTGTCACACCTGTCACACCTGAAACACCTGTTGCTAATCCTAATCAAGATATACTAGATTACATTGCTGGTCTTGAAAACAGTCTTAATGAGCAGAGTTACTATTTTCAGGATGCACTAAATCAGCAGCAGTTAAACTATGATCAGCAGATGGCTGACCTAAGCTACATGTTTAATCAGCAAATTGCTGATGCACAAAGCATGTATGACATGCAGATTCAACAACAGAATCTACTTGCTCAGCGAGAACAGGAAGCTGCACGTGCCTTTATGATTAATCAAGGTCGGATGATAAATCCTGCTAATCTGCAGATTGGTGCTACCTACGGTACACCTCAACTTGCTGGTACTCAAGGATTCAAGGCATCTTATCGTAGTCCTAGCGTAACTCCTGCTCAAGCTGCTACTGCGTTCACCGCTCCTACATTGGCAACAACTGCAGCTACCACACCAATGGCGACTCAAATTCCAACTGTACTTAACGTCTAATGTCTGCTAAATCTCGTTATGACAGACTCTCTTCAGACCGTTCACAGTTTCTAAACACTGCTAGACAAGCAGCAGATCTAACTCTTCCTTATCTTATCCGCGAGGATGAGGTATACACCAAAGGTTCTATCAAGCTTACAACTCCGTGGCAAAGCGTTGGTTCTAAAGGGGTAGTCACTCTGGCATCTAAATTGATGCTAGCTCTACTGCCTCCCCAAACCAGTTTCTTTAAGCTACAAGTTAATGATATTAACCTTGGTCAAGAACTAGGACCAGAGATTAGATCCGAACTGGACTTGTCGTTTGCTAAGGTAGAACGCACTATCATGGAATCTATTGCAGCTTCCGGTGATCGTGTTGTTGTACACCAAGCACTAAAGCATCTTGTTGTAGCTGGTAATGCTCTTATCTTTATGGGTAAGGATGGGCTTAAGCTTTATCCTTTGAACCGTTATGTAGTAGATAGAGATGGCAACGGTAATGTTATTGAGATAGTAACAAAGGAGACAGTCTCGAAAAAATTACTGAAAAATTATTTCCCGGATTACAAGGAACCCGAACCTAATGATTCGATGGACAACTCTACATCACACGGTGATGAAGTAGATGTCTATACACATTGTACTCTTGATAACAATCGTTGGATCTGGCATCAAGAAGTAAATGATAAACGTCTTCAAGGTTCTGAAGGTAAAGCACCTAAGGATGCTAGCCCCTGGTTGGTTCTTCGTTTCAACCATGTTGATGGTGAAGTGTATGGTCGGGGACGTGTAGAAGAATTCATTGGTGATCTCAAGTCACTTGAAGCACTGTCACAAGCGGTGGTTGAGGGGAGCGCAGCAGCTGCTAAGGTAGTGTTTACTGTCTCACCCTCCAGCACCACCAAACCAGCGACGCTTGCCAAGGCAGGTAATGGTGCTATCATTCAAGGTAGACCTGATGATATTGGTGTTGTCCAGGTAGGGAAGACAGCTGACTTCCAAACCGCTTACCAAATGATTGGTACCTTATCCCAACGTCTTAGTGATGCCTTCCTTATTCTTAGTGTAAGGAACAGCGAACGCACTACAGCCGAAGAGGTAAGGATGACACAACTTGAACTCGAACAGCAGCTCGGTGGACTATTCTCCCTTCTTACTGTTGAGTTCCTTGTACCTTATCTAAATCGTAAACTTAGCATTGCACAAAAGACTGGTGAGATTCCTCGCCTACCTAAAGGTGACATTGTTAAGCCAACGATTGTTGCAGGTATTAACGCTCTTGGTCGCGGTCAAGATCGTGAAAGTTTGAATCAATTCCTGGCTACCATTGCACAGACAATGGGACCAGAAGCTATCCAAACTTACATCAACCCTGAAGAAGTAATCAAACGTTTGGCTGCTTCTCAAGGTATTGAAGTGTTGAATCTTGTTAAGAGTATGCAAGAAGTTCAGCAACAACAAGCTGCTGCTATGCAACAGCAACAGCAAATGGTCATGGCTGAGCAAGCTGGTCAGTTCGCACAAGTTGAACAACAACGTGAACAGATGACTGGTGAGATGCTCCAACAAGCCGCACAACAACCACCACAAATCTAACCACCACGTATGAGTGAAACACTTACTTACAATGAAACACCAGCTGATCAGTCTGAACTAAATGCTGATGAGATGGATTCACTGGCTGTCGCTGAAGCAGCCGAAGGTGAACAACAAGAGATGTTTGCCGGTAAGTTCAAAGATGCTAAGTCTCTTGAACAAGCCTACATTGAACTTCAAAAGAAACTAGGAGAATCACGTGATGAAGTACAACAAGCCGATGAGCCCGATGAAGGGGACGAAGGGGACGAAGAAGAGTCCGAAGAAGTAGAGGAAGAAGATACCGAACAACGACTCACTCAAGAGCAAGCTGATAAGTTGTTCGAGATGGTAGGTGGTAAGAAAGCCTACCAAGCTATGATTG